AAAATTCCAAGATACAGCTCAAGTAGATGGGCTTACAGTTTGGAAATCAAATGGTGAAGTTCCATTCGCAGACATGTTATTAGACTTTGTACAAATTGGTGCAATTACTTTGGAACAAGCAGAGTTCTCACTAATACAAAAACAAAAAGATCAAAGCGCAAGTCTTGATACTTTGTTTAGAGCAGACGACGGCAACATTTACTTAGGTGAAGGTGCCCTAGACTATAGAGACGAAAGACTAGCAAAAATAGCGGAGGCAGCGTAATGATATTTCCTTTACCAACACTTTACAAAAGAGACACGAACGGAAACATTCGTGAACTAACAGTTGAATATTCTAATGGTGTGATGAATGCTACTAGAACTATTGCTGGAATTAAAGACGGCAACTTAGTTACAAGTGGCTGGAAAGATGCTGTAGGCAAGAACACAGGCAAAGCAAATGCTACTACAGATGCTGAACAAGCACAAAAAGAAGCACAAGCAATGTGGGATAAAAAAGTAGAAAAAGAATACTTCGAAGATATTTCCAAGATTGATACTTATGATAAGTTCAAGCCAATGTTAGCTCATGACTATACAAAAAGGCCACAGTCTAGTGGTATTAGTCAACCTAAGTTAGATGGTATTAGATGTATTGCAAGGAAAGATGGACTTTACACAAGAGCAGGTAAAGCAATCACAACATGCGATCATATACATTTTGAGTTACAAGCATTCTTTGTACAATATCCTGATGCTATTTTAGATGGTGAACTTTACAATCACGAACTAAAAGATGACTTCAACAAAATTACAAGTCTAGTTCGTAAAATAAAACCTACTCCAGAAGAGGCAGCAGAATGTCAAAAACTTGTTGAGTATCATGTTTATGATTGTCCTTACTGGGGCAGAGGTTTAGCTGAAACTACTCTAGACAGAATAAGTTTTATAGAAGATCAAGAGTTTGAAAGTCCTGTAGTTACAGTTCAAACATCAGTATGTGAAAATCAAGAAGAGTTAGATGCTTTGTATTCACAATACACAGAAGATGGTTACGAAGGCCAAATGATTCGTAACAATGCCGCTTACGAAAACAAAAGAAGTAAGAACTTACTTAAAAGAAAAGAGTTCATTACAGAAGAGTTTGATGTTGTAGAAGTATTAGAAGGCTCAGGTAATTGGGCAGGATATGCTAAACACTTTGTTCTTACAGACGGAACAGAAACATTTAAGAGTGGTGTTAGAGGTAATCAAGCAACACTTAAAGCTCTACTAGAACAAGAAGAGAAACCTACTTGGGTAACATGTAGATTTTTTGAAAGGTCAGTAGATAACATTCCTAGATTCCCGGTTGTAATTGATTGGGGTGTAGGTAAGAGGATAGACTAATGTTAGAACTAATAGGTTTTATAACTATACTTTACTTGGCAATAAAATTTTTGCCTGACTTGTTAATGTTTATGCTTAAATTGGCAGTCATACTTTTGTTAATTGTATTAGCAATAGGTGCATTTGAATTTATTTATCATTATATTTACTTTCGAATCTAAGCCTTACAAGAGCTTTTCTTACAATAGCAATTCCAGTTAATCCTAAAAAGTTAATAAACGCAGCCATCTCAGCAGAGGTGCCTGCGTAGTCTATGCAAGCCTTAATTATTCCCACACTTAAAGGGAACATTATTATTGCTCCTATGGCGGTGTCATAAGTTGCTTCGTGTAATGCCTTCCTTAATCTACTATTTTGTGCCAATTGCCATAAACCTATCAAAATGTACCTTCCCATTCCAATCATAATAAAATTGTTTTGTCTTGCCTGTGTAGGAGGTATTCACAAGTCCTGCATTTTCTATTAAAGCTTTCTCACTATCAACACAATTAATACCATACATCTCTTCTATAACATTAGAATTTTGTATAGCAAATATAGCATGTTTGTTGGCAGTCTTTAAATCTTTTAATGGATACATCTGTTCTGCTCCCATTGTAATAACTATATCAACCTTAAGTTGATTTAATTCATCAAAAGCAAATGGAATATCCATGTTCCAGTGATTTATTTTTATGAATTCTTCGGTGATATAATGCTTATTAAACACCTTAGAGAGCTCTAAAGCTTCGTTATCGATGTCAACTAGGTGCAATTCACCTACGGACAAGTTCTCACATAAGAGTGGAACTAAAGGAACTCCTAACCAGCTGTTTAATACAAGAATGTTAAACTGCTCGTCTTTCATATAATCATCTAGACTATTTTTTAGTTCTTCAACTAACCAAATAGCGCCTTCCATTGTATTAGGATTAAGAGCTTGTCTAAAGTCATCATGCTTATGTTTCATCTCATGTTCAACCTTAGCGAGGCCTTCTCCCCAATATTGCATACTGTTTAAAAAATTAAAATTTAACATCTTCTTTTCTTCCCATTGAATCAAATAAACAGACATATGGTATTTGTCTGAATACATGTTTTTCTATATCATGTGGATAAATATAGCCTTGGTTATAACTATAAAACCACCCTAACGGAAAATATTTAATTCTTGCTACACCTTTGTGCATAAAGAAATTATCTATTCCACGGTAGTACCATAATATTTTATCTAAATGTGTTTTAAAATAAAGAGTAATATTTTCTTTATCTAAATTATCGTTCCATCTTAATATACTAGAGTTTAAGTCTGTATATTTATGAGGAACATGTTCTGTTTCTTTCTTTTGTGTTTCCATATCATGCCAATGCGTTTGGCCAAAACATAAACAATCTTCAGGATCAAAGTTTACTATATCATCTATGTTCTTTTGTATAATAATATCTAAGTCTAAGAATAAGTTTTCGCCTTTTTGTCTAACTACATTATCATCAAACAAATACATTTTATTCCACCACTTCTCTAATTTGTTTTCTTTAGGAAATGGTAGAACATTAATGTCTTCATTAAGTCCTTTTGCATTTTCTGTTAGACAGTAAAATGTAAAGCTTTGTGATACAGATTCCAGACAGGATTCGTATATCTTGTTAACATGTTTGGCAGAATATTTACTGCCCCACTTTACTGTATAAATGTTTAGCGCCAATGGTTTAATAACTCCGGATCTACCAATTCATTTTGCTTTGTATGTCCTCTACCTGAAGTCATTTGTTTAGGTAGTAGATCAATATTAAATACACAAAGGATTGGTGTTTCTCTGTATATTTCTGTTTCTAAATCATCATCTTCCCAACTACGCCCTCGGTTATACGAGTAGGCATAATCTGATGGGAAATGATCCCATAATTTTTTACCCCAATCACCCCATCTCCATGAGTGATAATTGTCTGTTCCGTCTGTATATGTAAACCATATCTTTTCTTGGTTCTCTAATACATCATGCCATATACATTCTGCTTGATCGTCGGACCAAACTTGGCAACTGCCATTAGTATATGCTCCGTGTGATAATTTAAATCTCCGCGTCTTCATTGGGCGCGGGTCTTGCCACCAGCTTCTTAACTTAGTTGGTCTTTCCATATTATAGGTAATTAAAGGCTCTATATCATTTTGTATAATAACATCTAAGTCAAAGAATATAAAACGACCTGTAGGTTTATCTTCAGCAAAGTTATGAGTATTGAATACCATTGTCTTAGGCCTATCCCAACACCTAGCCATACCATACTTAAAGTCGTCTTTTTGAAACCAATACTTAGGATGTATGTTAGGTATATCTGGAAAAGGAATAACTTTTACATCATCATCTAATCCTTCGGCATCATCTGTATAACAATAGAAATGGAAATCGTGTTTAGGATTACAATTTCTCTTGGCCATATTTTTCAATTTGTTCACAAAGTGAGGACCATATCTGGTGCCCCACTTAGAACATACTACATTTACTCTCATATCTCTTTGCCTTTATAATCTCCTGCTAGTGGAAAAATTTTAGTTATTACATCTGCAACTGCATGTGCAATATCCATGTGTTCTAACTGCGTACCATTAGCACCTCGAAGTTCAATGTAATGTATCCAGCTTCTTAGTGTTCCGTTAACATACATTCTACTCTTAGTATTGCCTTCAGGTAATACAACTCTTGCTTGTTCTTTTGCTATCCCATGTTCTAAAGCCCATGTATAAGCATATCTAGTTTGCCTAATAATATCCTTTTGTAATTCCTGCCACTTACTATCTAATTCATAGTCTTCAGTAGGAATACTATTTTGTCTATTTTTAGGGTCTTGCATTCTTGCTTCTCTTACTTCAAACTCTAAGTCCTTTGTAGGATCTGCATACCGCTGACTAAATTCTTGAAAGCTAAAACTCCTATGCCTTAAAATTTGTCTTGCAATGTCTCTTGTGGTGTCTATTTCTAAACATACACTAACCATTTCTAATGGCGACCAATGCTTGTGTTTCATTAGATACTTAATAAGTTTCTCACTTGTATCTTTATTTAACTGCCCATCTGGATTACTTACTCTAGCACAAAAGGCTACAAGTTCTGTAGCACTTGTGCTGTCTATAAGATAATTGCCATCTGCTTTACTGTAACTGATTAAGTTAACTTCCATATATTCCCTCGTTTCCGAATGTCCCTGCTCTGGTTCGAGCAATTATAAAGTCCGTTCCATATTGTTTACCTATATTAGCTAGTGCCGAGGTAATTTCAATACATTTATCTTCGAATGTTTCTATACGAACACGCACAATTAATGTTGCAAATTCAGTTTCCGCTATTAAAGGAACATAAATATCTGCATCGTCAAATGCACCTTCGATTACAACACCGTCTTTTCTTACTTTTAACATAAACCACCTTGTTCATTATGTATTATTGCTGGATTCAACTTTAATAAATTATTAAAGTAACCTTTAAAGAAGTCATTTGTAAAAATTTCTTCTAGAGTGTGTTCATTTATATTATTCTTATCCCAACTATACAATAACTCTGTCTTGTGTTCAGGAGAATTATATGCAGTAGTTAAGTTAAGAGCCACATGTTTACAGGGAAACACATTACCTTTAGAGTTTAGATAAAATGAATTATTAACTTTACCTTCACACTTAACATGTGGTGAAAACTTTATTGTTCTCTCTTTATATATGTCATCTTTTTTTCTTGTCTGTAGAGTCTCTAGTTCTATAAGTTTATAGTCTGGCATGTCTGGTTTTTCTTTTTTATCTATTACTATTTCTTCTTTAGATATTTGATTATCATATATAAAGCCATAAAAATTATATTGTTGTGAAATCTTTTTAGCTTTCTGAATATCAGAATCTAACTGATTCGTATGTACATAATTCCAAAACACTCTACACCCAGAGTCTATTAATGCCTTTGCATTTTGTAATATTCGTTTATCTGGATTGCCAGTATTAATATTAAATGTAATATTGCCTGCTTCTAAAAACATTAAGCCTAAGTTACTCCACCAAATAGGTTCATTAGATTTGCCATCTGTAGTTATATCACACCCACCAATACCCCATCTAGACATAAAGAAATGAGCTATATCAAATAGTTCAGGATTTAGTGTAGGGTCTTTATCTGTACCTTTAAAATGTATTCTTTTTAACTTAGATTTTTCTATAAAGTCTTTTGTAAATGTATCCTCTATCTGTTCTAAAGTTAGATAGTCATCTCCTGATATAGGATTTATTTCTACTCTTTCAGGTAAGTAAGGATAAAGATCTGTTTCTTTGTTATACATTCTATCTAATTGTTCTTCAGTAAAATCCTCATACCAAAAAGGCAATGCAACTATATTACCATCTGTTTTTTCTGGATAGGATGCTGTACTATCTTGTAGGAAAGGTATTGTACCTTCTTCTATCAAAAACTTCTCGCTAAATATATCATAGTTATATAATAAATCATCTTCGCTTTTGTCCCATTCTTTAAGTATGGCCTCCACTTTATCATTACGGTATACAAAATATCCTAGGTTACCATCCTCAAGCAAAATCTTCTTGTTTGATTTATAAATGTCTATGTCCTGTATGTTGTTAATAATACAATTAGGAGTTATAAACAATGTATGTCCGCCAGGTTTGGTATGTTGCATTATATCTATTTCCAACCAATCCTTCCCATACTTAGGCACATGAAAGGTTATACCATCTATATAGCCTTCTTTTTTTCGTGTAGTTTCTAAAATTTTATATTCATCATCATTAGTAAAGACATAGAAATCAAAAGGATCTACGCACAGTTTCTTAACCTGCGTATATAATGCGTTTATTTGTACTTGACTGTAATTATTGTCTAGCTGATTTGCTATAATCGTTACCATGCCATAATCTCAATAATGTCTCATCTTCTAATTCATCTATTTTTATTTGCTTATTATTAGACTTCAATACATCTACATTAAATAAACAAAATTTACATTCTTCTCTATATTTATGTGTCTCCAAATCCTCTGGAAATTGCATTCCTCTATTGTAAGAGTAAATCCATTCAAAAGGCATATTGTGCCAGAACTCTCTTTGACGCCAGTAATGATAGTTATCTGTTCCTTTCCAGAATGTTTTAAATATCATTTGATCTTCTTGTAATGCCTCCCAAAAGATATGTTCACATTGATCTCTATTCCAACACATTACACTAGAGTTAAAAAATGTTCCTCGAATATCAATAAACTTCCTATCATGTTTGTGTTTAGGATTTTGCCACCTAGAATGTATAATCCTAGGCTTCAAGGCCAGTTCATATATATCTGATATATCACTTTGTATAATAACATCTAAGTCTAAGTAACACCATTTATCGTCGAACCCTAAGAAGTTATGAGAATTAAATACTAAAAACTTAGCCCTATCCCAACAATAGTTTTCTTTACCAAACCAATACTTAGGATGTAATGGTTCTATATCAGGTATATCTCTAGCATCACATTTTAATCCTGTATCATCATCTGTATAACAGGTAAATGTAAAGTCATTGTGATAGTGTTCCTGTACCATACGATACAGATTGTTTACATACTCAGGAGAGTATTTAGTCCCCCACTTGATGCATACAAAGTTCATCATATTCTTTCTCAATCTCCGGGTGTCTGTCTAAGCCGTTTAATAAACATATAGGATACTCTGGTCTATACTTTCTTCCTGAATAAAGATAAGAGTATACCTCATTATGTGGCAAGTGTTCAAATGTAAATCCTTCATGGTAAAGATAAGTATCATCACCATATGGATATTGTACATCATATGTTTCAGGATATTTATT